TTCTGCTTTAACTGTAGAATCTTCTAGCTCTTCAATTACTTCGAATGGTCCTGAACCAAGAACTTGACTCCATTCATCTGCATGTGCTAATTTATATCTGTCTAAGTCTTTTTTGTCGTCTTTGATAAATCCATGCACTGTCATTAATACTTTTGTAACCGCAGTTACTCCAGTAACGTGATTCTTATCACAACTTATTTTTGTGCGTTTTGCGAACTCAACGTCTTTGCCATTCTTTGTGGCTTTTATTTTATTTGTTCCAGATGATGATATATTTCCGAATGTAATAACTAAAGAGGAATCAAAATACATTGTATTTCCGCCTTTGTTACATAATCTTGGTTGACCCATAATACTTTCAGGTTTTGCAACCCAAACTTTATTAATTGCCACCATAGTATTTGTATACTGTTGACTTTCTTTTCTAGAAAGAACAATTCTTTGATTTATGAAATTACCAAATTGTTGACTCATTGCGCCTGCAGCCCACTCATTATTCATAGTAGATTTTTCTACTGACATTCTACAAGGAATAGATCCTACTGAATCCCAGAAGAAGCATATATCATAAGGTAAGTTGCCTCTCTTTTGTTCATCTAAAATATCTGCCATAAATGCACTGACATCTTCAATACATGTAAGTTTTTCTCTGTCTATAAATAAAAAGAATCCATTATAATCAGATACTACGCCATCTGCATCTGCTACTTCATTAAATTGTAAACCCATCTGCCTCGCATGATCCCATGACCATTTCATTTCTGTGATAATAAAAACAGGTAAAATACCCATTTTTTGACAAGACACTGCTGCTTCTAACAAAGCGGTAGTTTTACCCGTATCTGAGTGTCCTCGTAATAATGTTATATGCCCAATTGGAATGCCAGGTATTTGTAACGCTTCTTGAAAAGCACTAGATACAGGTATCCATTTTTGATCTTTGAATTTAACTGATGTTGAACTTAAATTTTTAGTTTTTTTGAACTTATCTAAATTGAAATTGCCTTTGACGGCTTCAGATACAGTTTCATTCACTGTTTTTGTTGCTTTTGCCATAATTTTGTTTTAAAAAAAGCCCCTCTATTGATTTAGAGGGGACTTGTTAGTTGATCAAAGATCTCCAAATAAATCATCGATTTTGGAATCGATGTTGGATTTCTGTGTGTTTAGAGAGTACTTTGCTGCTGAAGGAGCTGGTGTTTGCCAAGGCAAATCTCCAACGTCTTCTTTCTCTTCTACAGAATCAGCTTGTTGCTTGATCTCTTCTTCAGGATGAAGGTGAGATAATAAAGCAGCTTTCATTTCTTCGTAAGAAAAACGCTTGAACAAAGTTGTTGGATCTGGTTGTGTTTCCATCCATAATTTAACTTTGTCAGCATCTTCAGAAAGAGGCGTAATTTTGGTTCTAACACGAACTGTAGACGTATTGTACATCAATCCAGTTGTCTCCTTTCCAGAAGTTTCGACAGTGATGTCTCTACCTTGAATAGGATCAGTGTAATCGCCTACATCTTCGTCTTCTACAAGAGAAAGCAAATCCATGTAAACTTGTTTACCAAATTCCCAAAGTCTAACGCCTTTGTCCTCTTCACCTCTTACGATGACAGGAACAAATACTCTTAATTTTGGTTCCAATTTTTTTGCAAGAGACCAATTGTCTTTTTCGCTAGATTTTCTCAAACCTTGTGCAAATTCGATAATTGGATCTTTTTCACCAAAGGTGCTTGGAGACACCATCATCTTGTTCCCGATTCCGTAGTGAATGAATACTTCCTTGAAAGGATTCTGCCTGTTGTAAGCAGATGGAACGATTCTAATTGAATGCTTACCTACGGTAGGCTTCCAAATTGTTAGGCTAAAGTCCTTCTTTTGCCCTCCGCGTGGATTTTGCAACGCGGCTAACCTGTTTTTTAAACTCGATAAATCCATAACTTAAATTGTTTTTTTAAATATATAACTGTTTGTTGAATAAAAAAAATTCAATTATACGGTGATGATTTTGTATATCAGCGTATTTAACTTTCTTAAATTGGAATCTTGTGTCAAAAGGACACTGTTTTGGTATTCTTTCCAAGGTATTGGAAATGTAGGATCTAAAACTCCGTTGTTGATCGATTTGATCAATATATTCAACGCATTGATTGTGTAGAGTGTATTGCTTTCCTTTTTTCTATGTAAAAGGATTGTATTTGGTAGGATTCTAGTTTCCTTGTTTTCTGGTTCAATATTGTATGTGCAAAGATATTCGTCAGATTCTGGTGAGGAAAGGACAAATATTTTACCATAAAGTATTTTGTACTCTTTATTTATTTCTGCCAGCTTATCATCTATCTCTTCTTTTGGCGAAAAGGTACAAAAAAGTTTGTTCGACATGTCTAATTGGTGTAAGTATAATATTTCTTCCATAACCTGTGTTTCCGTTTATAAATATGTGGTTTTTACTAGAAAGAGTAATCTTTCCCGTATTTGTGTTTAACAATCATATCTCCTTGTTGGAGTATGTTTTTTATATCGATTAGCGTTTGTTTGCCATCATCTGCAGAAAAGTCAAAAAGAAAAGAATCATATGTTATTAATATTAGTTCTGATTGCTTGTCTTTTAGATACTCTTGCATTGCCTCTATCTTTTCTACATTCTGTTTGGTTTCCATGTTTTGGACTATGTAGTTGAATAGCTGCAGCTTGCTCAGCCACTGTGTTTTCTTTATTGTCCTCCCTGTCGGCAAGACTACTGCTCCAAATGTATTGTATTTTTTCCATTCTGTTTCAATATAACTACTCAGTGAAGCAAAAAAAGGAATTTCTTTGTACTGTTCTTCTATTCCGCCGTAAAGTTGTTTGAATGTGATTTCTTTAGATTTCTTGTATTCTTCTTCTGATAGTACTTCGGTATTGAAATACTGCTTTCCTAATTGCACGTGTATTGATTTGTCATCGGGAAATATGTATCCTGTTAGTTGCGCAATTAATCTCAAGTGATATGAGTCAAAATCGAACTCTACGAGTAAATCATTTTTTGGAACAAAGCACTTTCTGTGTTCTTGATCTTTAGGTATAGCCAAGAAATTAACTCCGTTAAAAGCGTTTGTTGGTCTGCCAGTAACATTATACAAATTGTAAGATCCATATATTAGTCCGTTTTTTATTGAATAATCTTTTATATTGGGTTTGTAGATTTTATCGAATGCTATTTCATCTATAGCGATTGCAGTCTCTTCTACTTTCTTATAGGCTTTTACCAGTCTCTCTTCCATATCCACATCAGTCTCTAACTCCAGAAGATGATTGAGCTTATTCTGCAAGCATTCGCATTTCTCATAATGTTTGCTTATAGGAATTATTCTGTTTAGATTGGGATCTTCTGGGTACTTCTGGTAGAAGTCTCTGTGTACTACTGTATTGCAATCGAATTCTTCAAACTTGCCGCTTTGATTCATATTAACAAATTGCAAATCTATGTAATTTTCTGTATTGAGAAAATATGAATGGAATTTCTTATCTAATACGTAAACTTTCTTGTGTTGACTTATGAATGTCTGTATTTTATCTAATTCTAAGTGGAAACCTTCAGAGTGGTTCACCACAAAAATATAACCTTTTTTGAAGTCGTTATAATATATGAGTGAGAGAGAACTTAATTTAGGATGATAGTTATCATTGAGAGATATTGCCTGAACGAAACAGGAGTCGCTTGGCGACATTTGAGACAGCTGATCAATATGTTCTACAACAAAATACATAACCTTTTAATTTAGATACAAAATAACCAATAGAAATCAATATAAAAAATATATCTATTCTGTGGGTCTTGCAAATTTTGTGTATTCTCCACCAATAAAGTCGGTGATACCTAGAAAAGTTTTATTAGCTGTTTCTACTAATCTTTTATTGGTATCTATTATTCCCGCTCTTGTATCATACTGAGAAATTCTTTTGGAATGTAAGGGGCCTGTTAATTTCCAAAATATCTCTTGTAATTGCCAATAAGATACATCGTAAGAAACTGATCCATCTTGAATGCTTGCGTATTCTTGAGGAGAAATTTCTATAACATAACCAGGAGTATTTATCTTTTTAGTAAAATATCGTATTATATATCCTTTATCGTAATCTAATTCTATCGGTTTCGTAAAATATGATGTGGGCGATCCTTTAAAAACTGCATCAGGTATCACTATTGGATTTGCGACGGTTAAATTGTTTGCCGATGCTAACTTCTGTCTCATATTTTCTGTCATCGGCTTCGTATTCATATATTGAGAATCGACGTAAGTAGGAATTTTAACTAGAGATTCATTTTTTCCAAAAGCAGGATTTTCTCCTGTATAATGTTTTCCATCAAAAGTCTCATAATATTTGCCCTTATACGGTTTACCTTTTAATAAAAATTCACCGCCATTGGTTGATTTTGCTGGTTTCACTTTTGATTTTGGATAGTATCTTACTGCCATCTTTTATGCTTTATTTGATACGTGTACGTGATTGTCGTGGCCTTTGAAATTAAAAGTCAATACCGCTTTTGGATTCCCGATTTCTACATTTTTTGCGTATCCCATATTAATTAACTCTTGAGTAAATTCTTTTATTTTAGATATATTAGTAGCGTTTGGTCTTACAGCAACTCCATCTATAATTGCAATATCAACAGCTTGTCCGTATGTATGTCTAGAAGGGGGATCATCATGATGTCCTGATACAGCTGTT